AATAAAGTATTTTTCATTTCCTTTATTATACAATCCATCCGCCAACATAATACCCAACATTTCTTTTTGAGTAAATTCAATACCATACTTTTGTAATGTAAACAATGCTCTGTGTGTTACATCAAAGTAATAGATGTCAGGGTTTTGTTTGAATAGAGAACCCTGATTTTTGCGGTGCCAATCACTATCTTGCTCAATGTAATATGGGCCTGATACATCACCTAACTTTCCTAAGTCGTGGTGAAGTGCTGCAAACAATAATTCCTCTACTTCAAAATCAATGATACCACCATTCTCTTTGTATTGCTTCATCATTCCAATTGCGTTCTTACAAACATTCATAACGTGGTCAATGTAACCACCTCTATATGCGGAATGAAAATGAGCTTTACCACTTGCGGGTGCAACGGCTAACTCCATACCCAAATGTTCTTCGGAATACATTACTAATAGTTTTTCCAAACGTTCAGGTTGTTTAGCAAATGCTTTCTTAACAAATGCTATGAACTTATCATAGTTCTCTTGTAATTGTTTTTCGGTATAATTTCTCATAACACAAATATACGAATTTATTTTGATTCTTCCAAATTTTCTTCAATATCTTCACCACAAAGTGCTGAATACAATATATCTAATTCTTCTTCACTACTGCAAAATCCCAACCCATCCATATCGGATATTTCAATAAAGAACTGACCGGGCTTTAATCCCAATTCTCTTAATATTAATTGTTCATCGGTTGAATTTGATATTAACATTGGTGTAAATTCATCATCTCTATATTTTGGAATTGGTAATGCATAGTAATAATGCCCATCCTCATCTTCCCCATCTTCACTCATACCATCACCTGCTTCAATCTTTTTCCAACCCTGTCTGATAAATGTATCTTCGGTAATTGGAGTCATTGGTAACTTAACTTCTTTTTTTCTCATTATTCAATTACAATTTTTGTGTAAACTACTTTATTTGAAATACTATGTGTTGCCTTTAATACCATAGTATCTCCAATCATCTCTCTAATAGGAGAAATCATATTGCTGATTTTACCACCAGTTCCAGTTATAGAACAACAATTTGATGTGGGTACTAACTCATCTTTATTAGCAATCATTGGTGGTAAATTGATAATTGTATATTGGCCTGTAAAATAATTTATGTAAGCCTGTGTGATAGTTGCTGTTGTATCACCTCGTCTTAACCACCAATAAAGATTACTTTCAAATTCAACTCTTTGTGGTGGATATGGTTCTATACCATTTGCTAATAACTTACCTACAACTCTATGCGATTGTGGTGAACCATTTACAATTATTTTTAAATGATAAATACCATTTGTATCTTTTGGTATAGAACGAAGTCCATCTCTTGTTAATACTGAATCAATAGCTAGTGAATACTCTATTGGTGGTTGTACCACTTCAGTTTTTTCACAAGCAATAAATAATAAACAAAGAATAGGGGTTAAAAGTTTTTTCATTATAAAAGTTTTTTAAGTATAGAATCCCAAGTTGGGTATTCGTTAAATTCTTTTGTTTCGTAAGACCATCCGAATCTTAATAGTTCACCTTTGAATTCACCAGCACCATTTGCGGTTCTATCATCAATAAGGTAATCACCTATCAACATTCCTTTAAGGTGAGTTATTGCCATTTTCTTATGGAACAATCTACCAAAATATTCTTCAATCCAAAATCTCTTATCCATAGCTGCCATCGGGTTACCCCAAGGTGCTGCGGTAGCAATGTACAATTCATACTTACCACTTTCTGCTAAAAGTTTAATTGCATCAACAGCCCCATCAACAGGTTTAGGGTTTCTGAAAATACCCGGTATGTGGTCATATCTACCTTTATAAGCTTCTCTTAGAAACGTATTCTTTGATATGGTATCTTCAACGTGCCCATTGAAATCAACAAGCACACCATCCATATCAATCCATATAATTTTTTTATCGTTCATTTTATTTTGTATTAAGTGTTGGTTTATATTTTTTAACTAATTCCATTTCTTTGTTGTGAGCTTGCTCTTTACCTCTAATTACATCTAACACACTAACTTCATAAACTAATTCTAAGTCATCAATGTAGTTAAACATATCAACGTAAAGTTTCCATTCCCAACTTTCTTTTCTAGCTCTACTAAAGTGTTTTTGTAAACGTACTTTAGCTGAACGAAGGAAGGCTCTACCTTTAGATGCCGTAATACCTATATATTGGTTACCATTCAAAGTATTGGTAATTAGGTAAATAATGTGGTTACGGTCAGACCTCTTTTTTCTACTTACTTTTATGGGCATATTCTTAACTTTTCTTACATAGTAAAGATACGAAAAATACCTGATATTACCAAATAAAATAAGGGGTATAACTCATTGAAAATCAACAAGTTACACCCCTTTTATAAGTCATTGAAAATCAATTAGTTATAACATCCTCATTTTCAACTATTCCCTGCTCATCTTCATCGGGAAATGGTTTAAAATTGAAGTCCAATTCATAAAGGTTATTTTCACCTAAAATTATTTGCTCCTCTAATTCATATCTTTCAAGCACTCTTTTAACAATACCTGAACGAATACAATCCTCTCTCGTAAATTCAATCTGATATACACCTTTAACTTTTGCTAATCGTTTCCATACATCAAAGAATCCACTTTTTGTGTAAGCAGGTGAACCATTCGTTCTGTATTTATCACATTGAGAAAGGTCACCTTCAATGATTAATTTAGCATCATCTGAAATGCGTGTGATTAATGTTTTTAATTGATGTGGTGATGCATTTTGTGCTTCATCTAAAATAATATAACTTTTTTCAAAGTTTATACCTCTAAGAAAGTTTAATACTCTGAACTCAATCTTACCCTGTTCTATTAACTTTTTAGTTTCAACCGGTCCAATTATTTTGTGCATTATAAAAAGAGATGATTCATTGTGTACTGCAATCTTCTCCATCAAATCGCCAGGTAAATGGCCTAACTTATCTTCATTACCAACATCAACAGTTGGGTTTATAATAATTAATTTTTCAATATGTGATAAACGATGTAATAATAACTCTAAACCTTTTTGTATTGATATATACGTCTTACCAGCTCCGGCTAAGGCATGTCCCATTATAATATTATGATTGGGATGTTCTATTGCTTTGTAAAATCTTTTTTGATTATATGTTTTAAATTTAATTTTCTTTATAACTTTTGGATAAGATAACTTATACTCTTTAACAACAACTTTTTCTACTTCTTCTTCATTAACTTTTTTCTTAGCCATACTAATAAACGTTTTACAGGTTAATAGTTGTAACTCTTGCTTTAGGTGGTTTACCTCTAGCCTTCTTTAATTTTATAATCTTTAAGTGAGAATGTATTTCACTACATAATTCGTATTTCTCTAAACGAATACAAAGATTTAGTAATGCCTCTAAAGCAATAATATAATCTTTCTGATATACTTTTGAAATTATATCAGAATCTTTAAAACGAAATAAAATAATGTGAGATTTTTTTGATTTAATAGCGTTTGCTAATCGCTGAAAGGTTTGTTGAAGAATTAAATCTCCGTATTCTTTTAAGTACCTATTAATAGAAGGGTTGGAACTATTAAGGTACTTCTGCCACTTCACGTTCGGACTAACCATCGGCAACCTTTTTATTACTTATAAATATAATAAAAAAATTAATTGTTTGTTCTTGGATTACCAAAACGTATTCCACCTCTTGGTGGTGTTTGTGTTGTTGTTGCTCCACCTGTGTTTGGTGTAGTAGGTGTTGCTGATTCTGTAGGTTGTTGTGTTGCTTCTTTTTGACCTGTGGTTACTTCATTACTTTTTTTACCAGCTTTAATATCTCTTTTTTCCTGCTCTAGTTGAGATATTTTCTTTCTATTAATTAAATATTTTTGATTAAATGGTGATAATCCTATTATTTCTTTTTTAAGTAATTCAATTTCTGCATTAATTTGACCAATTCTAGTTGTATCTTTATCATTTAAATCAGTAAGATTACCTTGTGAACCACCTGTTGCACCTTCGTTTGGTTTTGTTTTTAATAAATCAGCTATTGCTTTTTCCGTTTCTGATTTTTTACTCTTTAAAGTATTTTGATATTCAGTTAATAATTTTCTAATATCATCATCTTGCTTATTATATGCTAAAAAATGTTTTCCCGAAGTGTAAACTTTTTCTTCTAATTTACCTATTACTTTTAACTCACTTACTGAAAGACCTTTTCTTGGATAATTTCTTCTTCTAAGTTCAGCTGTGTATAAAGAAATATCAGAATCAATGTTACTAAGTTCTTCTTGTAGATTTTTTAATTTTGCTTCAAAATTTTTAGTATCTCTATTTTCTTGAGCCTGTTTTTTACTAATTGCTTTACCTGTACTTGGGTCTATTTCTAATTGAGTCCATATACCCAATAATTCTGCGGATTTTACACCACCCGTTTCAAAATCTAAATTATCAGGTGTAGATACAACCCAATCAATATACTGAACAAGTGCTGTGTAATCAATTTCAGATTTTTCATCTATGAATACATTTTTATTCATAAATACCAAATCAGCTTCTTCTAATTTTTTATTTTCTTCAAATATTTTAAGAGTATCAAAAAATTCATACAAAGTAAACATTCTTATATCAAAAGCACCAATTAAAAGATATGGATTATTTTCATCAAATGATGATAAAAAATCTTCATAAAAAGAAATGGATGTAAAATATTTTGGCTTTTTATCACCAGCATCTTTTTTTATACCAACTATAAATCTAAATTTTGTATTTTCAACAGGAGTAACTGTTTTAATATCCGTATAATTGAATTGAACTTCATTTATATCGCTGTAAATACCCTTTAGTATAATTTGGTTATCAATTTTACTTGGTTGATAATTTCTTAAATTTGGATATTTGTTATCTAGTTGTAATAATTTTCTATACTCCATACGGATAAATATTACTATTCGTAATATTCTACCTCTACCCCGGCTTCCTTAAACATTTGTAAACTTCGGATAGCATGTTCATCCCAATGCGGTGATTTTGCACCAGCTTTACCCGGCTCTAAATAAACTTTACGGATACCTGCGTTAATAATACCCCTAGCACAATCACAGCAAGGAGTTCCACAGGTTAGATATATTGTACAACCTTTTGTAATAGCACCAATTCGTGCAGCGTTGTAAATTGAGTTTCTTTCAGCGTGTTCAAACCAATAATACTTTTCAGGTCTTTCCTGTCTTTCGGAAACTGAATCATCAATACCTCTGGGAAATGAATTGTAGCCGGTAGATACTATTTCATTATCAGCACCAACTATTACGGCACCGATTTGTGTTTTCTCATCTTTTGATTTCAGTTTGACCTGATGTGCTATATTTCTAAAATACTCTTTCCAATTCATATTCCTAATGCAAATTCCCACTTCAACCACCCAATGATTAATTCCAAATCACCATTAAGTAAACGGCTGTGTGTTACTTTAATATAAGGAAGCAGGTATATCTGATTCCATACTTCGTATTTTGTAAATTTTATTTTGCCCATTTTCCTCTTTGTACTAATTGTGCAATAATTCCATAAACGGATAGGTCTTGATATGTGTCTTGTACAGATTCACCAACTTCATCCGGCTGACCTAATACTACCAATTGTTTTAATCTTTGTACCTTATCGTTGATTCTGAACCAAAGACCTGTAAGGGATAATTTAACATCCTCTTTTGTTTGAAGTGAAGTACCTACTGATATATTACCCGGCCCATAATTCCTTTGTTTCTTACAAAAGGTTTCATACATTTCGGCTTGGATTTTCTTAAACTCATCCATCATTTGTGGGAATTCTCTCTCACAAAATTCAATTGCGGATTCTTCTTTCATAACATTATACTTTTTGGTGAAACACAAATATAATGAATTTTTTCCAAACGGCAAAGGGAAATGAACTTTATTTTATTTTTTGAAAAATATTTTAAAAAAATCAGCTTTTTCGGTCAGCGGCAGTATATATATTTACGGCACTTGGACACTGGGACACTTGAAGCAATATAAATAAAAGCATTAAGCATAGACACTAAGCACTAGCATCTGAGAAAGTTCCATCTTCGTTTTTTACAACAACTTTATAAATTCTAGAAGTTGGGTCTGCATTATCCAACTCATTTCTTTTATTAATAGCATCTTCCAAATTTTCGAAGGAATCAACTGTATCTGCTGAGTTTAATTTTAAAACCCAAATCTGTCTTTTTGCCCAATTAGGGTCACCCATTGTTTGGTCAACTGGAATAAGTTGTTTGTGAATGTAATACATTTTATTTTATTAATTTTTTAAATAATATCTTTTTTGCAAACACACTTCGTAACCCTATCCATTGATAATATCTATATCTTAATTGTTGCGAAAGAAACGAAAAGAAAATAAAACCAAACACTAATAACAAAAGATTAATTACCTTTGATATAGTGGTTGATATTACCATTATTTCTTTTTCAACAATGATTTAATATCACAATAACAGGCATTAGCTCCATGTGCTACGGCCATTAATATCCACATCCAACTCATCTCACCCAACCCCAAAAGGGTTTTTGGTTCACTTAACCATAATTGATTTGGTGAACAATGTGTTATTGATTGTTGTGGCTCGTAAAAATAAAATGCCAACACTAAAAATGAAGCGGATATCCAATATCTTAGTATGTAGTATTTTATCTTACTCATACTAATAAATATTTATGGCATTAAAAAACCCAACTTTAAGGTTGGGTTTCTTTTTTTACCATCTGCTTGGAAAAATTCCTTCAACACAAATAATATAATTAATACCTACGCTTGGTGGGTAGTTATTAAATGGTTGTGGTTTAGATGTAATAAATGGTAATGTTGCAATTCCTTTATTTGTACTATCAGTTTTAGGAAAATATAAATTACCAGATTGTGTGATATTATTATTCAATGGTGATAAAGTAGTTGTTGCTGAACCATAGTTTTGTCCCAATTGAATTACTGGTAATCCATTTATTCCGTTTGAATATCCAACCGGAAATTTACCTCTTAAATCAGGAAGATTAAAAGTGGTTCTACCATCCCCACCATAATATGTTCCTATTAAAGCAAATAAAGCTTGGTATTGAGCAATTGGTAAAGGTCTACCATCACAAATCAACCAACCACGTGGTTCAAAGTTAAAAGCAACTGATTTTATATCACCAATAAAAGTTTCAACTTGTGCAAAGGATGAAACACTTAATCCTATAATAAGGAAAAGCGATAATAACATTTTTTTCATAAGAATATAATTTTAAGTTTTTGTATATATAAATATATCAAAAAATTATATTCCGATTTCTTTCAAACGAACTAACTCTTGCTTAATGTGCATGTTGAACGGATTCCATTTGATATTATCCAACATCCACTTACGATACCAAATAGGAATTTTACGGATTTCTACATCTTTATACTTTCCGAATGTCATCTTAACCACAGGCCCTTGAGCGGCTACATTGTGTGGGTTAGGTTGGTTTTGTTTGTGCAATCCTATTTCGTGAAGTGGAATACCTGTTAATAACTTTTTTTCTTCACCATATAATTTCCACAAAGGAGCTTCATATTCAAAGGTTAATTCCTCAACCTTTCCGAATTTAGGTACACTTCCCACAAAATCAATTACAAGCCCATTTTCCTTCTCAGGATGGATACGTGTTACTCTACCTACAAACTGATACCACCAACTCAAAGATGCCGTAGGTCTTCCCGTAATGATACAATCTAACTGTGGGTGGTCAAATCCAACTGAAAGAATAGTAACTTGGACAATAATCCTTAGTTTACCACTTTTAAAATCTGATATAATTTTATCTCTATCCGAATCCGCCATTCCACTAAAGATTGCTTCACAACTTGGAAGGCGTGTTGATAGTTCTTTTGCTTCCTCAATAGAAGGAACGGCTATAAGGATTGATTTACGTTCAGGCAACTCCGAAATCCTCTTAATTATCTTACCACCAATATCTTGCTGTTTGTAAGCTCTACGAATACTATCATCGGTGAACTCCGCATTGGATGAATTGTAAACTAACTCACCAGTATCAAAGT